GTTACTTAACATCAAACTTAAGTGGAACAATCACAAATGCACAGCTTGCAGGTTCAATTGCAAACTCAAAACTTGCGAATGATAGTGTTAGTTTTGGTGGAGTATCATTAGATTTAGGTGGTTCAGATGCAACACCTGCTTTTGATTTATCAGATGCAACAAGTTTACCAACAACAGCTCTTACTGGAACAATTACAAATGCACAGCTCGCAGGTTCAATCGCAGCAAGTAAATTAGCTGGTTCAATTGGAAACTCATTACTATCTAATAGTGCAATAACAATTGATGGTACTTCAGTATCACTTGGTGGTTCAATCACTACAAATAATACGGTTGATATGGGTGATGGTTTTGTTATAGAGGATGGTGATGGAACCGAAGTAACAATTACAGAAAATAAAGAAGTTAAGTTCGTTGAGGGTACTGGTATTGATATCAATTGGACAGATACAAGTAATGGTAGTGATGGAGACCCATATGATTTAACAATTACTAATACCGCACCAATGGTAGGTGATACATTTGATAATGATGGAACCTTTGCTTCACTTAGAGCACAAGGAACTACAAAAGGTGATGTAGGATTAGGAAATGTTGAAAATACAGCATTATCAACATATACTGGTAATGGTGGAGCATTAGATAATCAATACATTGCAAATGGAGCTAATTATGTAACTGCAGGAGTAACTCTTACAACAGCAGCACAACCAAATATTACTTCAGTAGGTACACTTACATCTCTTACAGTAGATGATATTACTTTAAATGGTTCTACTATATCTGATGGTGGTGATTTAACTATGGATATCGGTGGAGATTTAGTTATTGATGTTGATGGAACTGATATTATATTAAAAGATGGTGGTACTGCATTTGGTAGATTTAAAAGAGATACATCAGATTTTATTATTAAATCTGAAACAAGTAATGAAGATATGATTTTCAGAGGTAACGATGCTGGTGTAAGTATCGATGCTCTTACCTTAGATATGTCTGAAGCAGGTGCTGCTACTTTTCATGGTGGTATCGCAAATACAGGTACAATATCTGCTGGTACTTGGAGTGGTACAGCTATTGCAGTAGCAAAAGGTGGTACTGGAGCAACTACTGCAGCAGGTGCAAGAAGTAATTTAGGTATTACATATGCTAATATTGGAACCGTAGATATTTCATCTAATACAAACTTAGCCGCAAGTACTGGTATTACATTAACTGGTGATACATTAACAACAAACGATAGTGAAATTGTTCACGATGATTTAAGTGGATTCGTTGCTAACGAACACATTGACCATAGTGGAGTAACACTAACTGCTGGAAATGGATTGACTGGTGGTGGTACAATAGCCGCAAGTAGAACTTTCGCGGTTGGTGCTGGTACAGGTATTAGTGTTGCAGCAGATGCTGTTTCTACAAATGATTCAGAAATTGTTCACGATAATTTAAGTGGATTCGTTGCTAACGAACACATTGACCATAGTGGAGTTTCAATATCAGCAGGTGATGGATTAAATGGTGGTGGTACAATCGCAGCATCAAGAACAATAAATCTTGATACACATATATCAAATGTTCAGAGTATGTTAAATGCAAGTTTAAAAATTGGAGCATCATCTACAGATGAATACATAGATTTTGGAACTGATGCTATGATAAAGTTTGCAATAGATGATGTTGAGGACTTCAGAATGGCAGATGGTGGTACATTCCACGCTAGAGCTGATGTAATTGCTTATTCATCAACACCTTCTGATGAAAGATTGAAAGATAATGTTGTAACTATCGATAGTGGTTTATCATTAGTGAATCAATTACGAGGTGTAACATTTGATTGGAATCAAGGTAGTAAACAAGGTACAAGAGATATTGGTGTAATTGCACAAGAAGTAGAAAAAGTATTACCTGAATTAGTAAAAGAAAATAAACTACCATTAATCACAGATTCAGATGAAACCTATAAGACCGTAGATTATGAAAAATTAACTGCAGTATTGATTGAAGCAGTAAAGGATTTATCTAAAGAAATCGATGACATTAAGAAAAAATGTGATTGTTTGAATAAATAAGTTTATATTTATATATAGTTAAGTTAACAACAAGTTATAATAGGAGTTATAAACATGGCTAAAAATACAGATACAACCACTAAGTTCACACAAGAAGAATTAGATGGTTTACAGGCAGTCAGAACTGATTATTTGAACATACAAAATGAGTTTGGTTCATTAAGAGTTCGTAAATTACAATTAGAACAACAATTAGAAGCGATTGATAATCGTGAAGTTGAACTTGAGGGATTATACAATCAAGTAAGAGAAAATGAAACCACATTGGCTAAAACTCTACAAGATAAGTATGGTACTGGTAATTTAAATGTAGAAACTGGTGAATTTACACCAGAAACTACTACTGAAACTGAAGAAAAATAATTTTTTCCCCAAGCTGAATGCAGTTTGGGAGTTTTACCTTATATTTATATTCACATAAGTATAAGTAAGTTATACCTAACATACTAATCTAATTAATAACAGGAGAATAACCAATGGCTGAAAGAATTGTAAGTCCAGGTGTATTTACACGAGAAAAGGATTTATCATTTCTACCACAAGGTATTGCTGATATTGGTGCTGCAATAATCGGGCCAACCGTAAAAGGACCCGCATTTGTACCAACACAAGTAACAAGTTTTTCACAATTTGAAAATATCTTTGGTGGATTAGATACTCGTTTCTATGTACCTTACACCGTAAAGGAGTACATCAAAAATGCTCCAGCAGTAACTATAGTTCGTGTACTTGGTTTGGGTGGATATCAAAGTTCTAATGTCAGATTGACAGTGTCAAGCTCTGCAGGATATATAACCGCCGCTGTTCTAAAACCTTCAAGAAATGCACCATCCTTAGATTTGGGTGGACCAACATCTGCCTCTTTGGCAGCAAATGGTGATTGGGCAAGTGCATCTCTTACACTTGGTACTAATTCTGCAGTAACTATATCTTTTGATACTGGTTCAGCAAATTATATCACTAAGGTTTTTGGACAAGACCCACAAACTACAAACACAGACGTATATGTTTACAAAAACTTTAAGTTTTTCCAATCTTCTAATGGTTTCGATGCAAATGTAAGTATGAGTATTGCCTCCGCTTCAAGTGGAGAAGATTTCACACACGATTACGAAAATGCATGTACACCATATATTGTATCACAATTAAGTGGTGGAAGTAGAAGAAACTTATTTAAAGTTAAAACTCGTTCTCATGGAACAGATGTTAATGATGATTTCAAAATTGCTATTGCAGATTTAACTGCAGCTGGTTCAGTACCAGGTAGTGATTATGGTTCATTTGCATTAAGAGTTTTAAGAAATAATCCAGGTGAAAATAATGATGGTGAGGTTCTTGAAGAATTCACTAATCTGAACTTTGACCCAGATTCAACAAATTTCGCACCAAGAGCAATCGGTGATAGATATGTAACTATTGATTCAGAGGGTAAATTAACCTATAATGGTGATTGGCCAAATAAATCAGTTCATATTTACTTGAGTGATTACTCATCAAATCTTGAGGGTATCGATGAAGCATTGTTACCACATGGATTTGCAGCAGCAAGTAATCCAGTTCTTGGAACAACATCAGTCCCAAGTGGTAGTTTCGTAACTGCACAAACCAATACATTAGGAGTGTTTGACCAAAATGTATACTATGGTTGGGATTTTTCAAATGATGATAACAAACAATACCTTGCTCCACTACCTGCAAGTGGTGGAACTGGTCAGAATGTAGTGTTCACACTTGAGAATCAAGTTGGACATGCAGATGCATCTTCACTTGGTGTAACAACATACGCAGGGGCAAGTGATTCCCTATCTTTAACTGCAGCAGCAAAAGCTCAGTTGAAGTTTGTTGTACCAATGCAAGGTGGATTTGATGGAGATAATCCAACTACATTAAAAGCTACAGGTAATGATATCTCTGCAACTAACACTATGGGATTTGATTGTAGTGGAACTAACGCAAGTGGTTCAGTTGCATACAAACGAGCAATTAATGCAATCTCTAATCCAGATGAGTTTGATATCAACCTATTAGTAACACCAGGTATCGTTCATGAATACCATAATTCAGTTTCTAATCATGGTATTAGTAAAGTAGAATCTCGTGCAGATGCATTCTACATTATGGATGGTTCAAGATGGGGTAGAAGTGTAAATAACGCAGTGAGTGATATCAATGCAGTCGATACAAACTATGCAGCGGTTTACTATCCATGGGTCAAGATACTTGACGAAGTGAAGAATAAACCAATGTGGGTACCGCCATCAGTTGTGTTACCAGGTGTGTTATCGTTCAATGATAGTGTATCACATGAGTGGTTTGCACCAGCAGGTTTAAATCGTGGTGGTTTAAGTTCTGTATTAGAAGCGAAAACAAGATTAACACATACTGAAAGAGATGAACTCTATGAAGGTCGTGTAAATCCAATCGCATCTTTCCCAGGTCAAGGTGTTGTAGTGTTTGGACAAAAAACATTACAAGGAAAACCAAGTGCTTTAGATAGAATCAATGTAAGAAGATTGTTGATTAGACTTCGTAAGTTTATCGCATCTACTTCAAGATTCTTGGTATTCGAACAAAATACAGCAGCAACTCGTAACAGATTCTTAGGAATTGTTAATCCATTCTTATCACAAGTTCAACAGAATAGTGGTTTGAGTGCATTTAAAGTTGTGATGGATGATTCTAACAACACACCAGATGTTGTTGATAGAAATCAGTTAGTAGGACAGATATTTATCCAACCTACAAGAACTGCTGAATTCATCGTATTAGACTTCGTAATACAACCAACAGGTGCAGCGTTTCCTGAATAAGTTTAATTTATAATTGGCTTATAAAAAGAAATCCCCCATTCTTTCGAGTGGGGGATTTTTTGTGTCAGGTTCTTACGATTACGATATTAACACCTAACTAACATACTAACTAATAATTAGAATTCATTTTATATCACATCCTTTCCTTTCTTTTATTATTATTACACTATAATATAAGGCTTTTTTTATATACTTGTCAAGTGTTTTTTTAAAAAACTTCAAAAAAACTTCGAAAAAGATATCATGAAAATACATCTTTTTTAATAATTTGATATTTATTATCGAAGAAAAATTAAAGGCAAAATTATAGGAGAAAACCAATGGCCGATATATTAACTACAGATGAAATATTTTTTCAGAGTTTTGAACCTAAAACAAAAAATAGGTTTATCATGTATATCGATGGAATACCATCATACTTTATAAAAACTGCAAATAGACCTAATATTACATTTGAAGAGATTGAATTAAATCACATCAATGTTAAAAGATACCTTAAAGGTAAAGGTACTTGGGAAACTTTGGAAATAACATTATACGACCCAATCGTTCCAAGTGGAGCACAGGCAGTTATGGAATGGGTTAGATTACATCATGAATCAGTAACAGGTCGTGATGGGTATGCTGATTTCTACAAGAAAGATATTACTTTCAATATGTTAGGACCAGTTGGTGATAAGGTTGAAGAATGGGTACTAAAAGGTGCATTCATTCAGACAGCGAACTTTAACGATTTAGATTTTGCAAACGGTACGGATGTTGCGGACATATCATTAACACTTCGTTATGATTACGCAATACTCTCATACTAATTCGGAGGGCATATGAAAATGTGGGAAATATTCAAAGATAACAATGATTACAATGAAAAATCAATAATAGGTTTCGGAGCTTTTACAATAATGTGTATATTTGCAGGTGCAGATGTAGTAACAGGTATTATGGGAAAAGACCTTGTTATCAATGATGTGGTATACAATTCTTTCCTATTCACTACATTAGGTAGTTTTGGAATTGCAGGAGCAGAAAAAGTATTCAGTAATAAAAAATAAATTAGATTTTTCTAAAGTTACAACATAGTTATAATTATATGGTTTTAAATTCAATTCATAGGAGATAAATATGGCTGATAATCAGTACGCGTTTCCTACTGAAGTATTATCTTTACCTTCAAAAGGGTTATTATATCCTAAAGATAGTCCATTAAGTAGTGGAACAATAGAAGTCAAGTATATGACTGCAAGGGAAGAAGACATTCTTACTTCACAAAATTTAATCGAAAAGGGTTTAGTAATAGATAAATTATTAGAAAGTGTTATCGCAGACCCTAAAGTTAAATTAGATGATTTATTACTTGGTGATAAAAATGCACTTATGTTAGGTACTCGTGTTTTAGGATACGGGCCAGAATACGAAGTGTTAATTACAGACCCAGATACAGGTTTAGAGGTTGAACATAAATTTGATTTGGGTACATTAGAAACAAAGAAGATTGATGAGAAAATTTTCAAAAATGGTAATAAATTTGAGATAACTTTACCAGTTTCAAAAAGAGTATTAGAATTTAAACTACTCACTCATAAAGATGAAAGAGTAATCGAAACAGAACTCAAGGCATATGAGAAAGTAGATAACATTACTGGTATTTCAAGAGAAATGACAACTCGTTTGAAACATCAAATCATTTCAGTAGATGGTGAGACGGATAGAACAAAGATTAATGATTTTGTTGATAATCAATTCTTAGCTCGTGATACAAGAGCATATCGTGAACACCTAAAGAAAGTAACACCTGATGTTATTTTTGAGGCTGAATATATAAGTCAAATAGGAGAGCCCCATAAGGTAGATATACCTGTAGGGGTACGATTTTTTTGGCCTGAGTCCAGAATATAAAAAGACTCTTCACGATAGTATATTCAATATGACATATTACGACAGTAAATTTACATTTACTGAACTCTACAACATGCCCGTTTACTTACGAAGATATTATGAAAATAAACTCATACAGATTCGTAAAGAAGAAAATGATGAAATGAAAAAAGCTCAAAGCAAGCGAAAATAATCCTTAATTGATATTTATATATGATTATTAATATCTAATAAGGATTCGTAATGTACAAACTCAAAGAAAACCAAACTTTAAGTAAAGCTGTCAACGAGGGTTTCTTCTCTCGTTTGAAAAAAGATATAAGAAAAATAACTGATAAGAAAATTCAAAAACTTATCCAAAAAGGTGAAAGAAACACTGCCGCCTTTTTAAAAGATTTCAAAAAGGACCCAGATAAATACATAAAACAATATGAAAAAGAATTTGGGTTATAATCTAAACTGGAATAAAAATGGCTACAGATAGAGCAATTGAGAATGCTGAAAAAATCATCAAACTTACTGAAGAGAGAGAAGCACAAACTCAAAAAATAAAAGATTTATTGAAAGACATGGATAAGTTGTCTGGTGCCGATTTGGATAAAAGAAAACAAGAAATTAAAGATGCAAAGATAATCTTACAAGTTAAATCCAAAGAACTAAAGATTTCACAAGGTCTTACTGATACACAAGAAGAATTACTCTCATTAACAGATAAAGAAGCAGTCTTAGCATTTGATATTGCAGGATATAAAAAACAAGCCAAAAAAACAGCAGACCAAATACGAAAACTTTCAGTTATAGATACTGATGAGGCAAGAAAGAAAGTTAAAGAATTAAAGAAACAGGCAGCAGAAACTCATGGTATGTTTAAATCAAAAGAAAAAGAGATTTCTGCAGCACAGGCAAATCAACAGATTCAAGAAAAATTATTATCTACTATTGGATTAAGTACTGGTGCGATGGCAGGTTTAGTTGCACAGGCCAGATTATTTTCATTGGCCTTACTAAAAAATCCATTGTTATTAGGAGCAGCAGCATTATTGGGTGTGGTTATGGCATTGAAAAAGGCTGTAACTTTTGGTTTAGAATTACAAGATACATTAGGTACATCTGCAGCACAATCAGTAAAAATAACAAGTGAATTTGCAGACCCTAAAGCATTGGCACAATTAAAATTATTGGGTGTAAATATTAAGGAAAATATTCAAGCATTTGGTGATGCATTTGGTGATGTGAATTTGGCCACAACAGAAAATTTAGTTGCATTAGGTAAACAAAAACGATTATTAGGAATTTCAGAGGCAGATGCAATAAAATTATCTAAAACATTTATGGATATGACAGGTTCTACCTTTGAAACTGCTATGAATTTCCAAACAGTAACTGGTCAGATGGCAGAGGCAAATGGATTACGACCTGGTGATGTAGTAAAAGATTTAGCTCAAAATACTGAAACATTTGCAGAATTTGCAAAAGATGGTGGAGCAAACCTTGCAAAAGCAGCGATACAGGCAAGAAAACTTGGAATGAGTTTAAGTACCACTGCAAAGATTGCCGATTCATTATTAGATTTCGAATCAAGTATTGAAAAGGAAATGGAAGCATCCCTAATGATAGGGAAACAATTAAACTTCAATAGAGCTCGTGCACTTGCACTTGAGGGTGATATTGCAGGAGCTGCAGCAGATATCGCAGCACAAGTAGGTGGACCAGAGGCATTGAATCAAATGAATGTTCTACAAAGAAGAGCATTGGCAGATTCAATTGGAGTATCAGTAGAGGAATTAAGTAAACTTGCAAGTGGTAAGTTAGAGGTTAAATCTGATATTAAATCACCACAAGAAAAAACACTTGAGTCAATGAAAGATGCATTTTCTCAAAGAAAAAAACTTATAATTGCATTAGGAGTATTAACTGCAGCAGTCATTGCAAACACTGCGGTACAAGGTGTTAAGGCACTAAAGAATTTCTTTGGTAAAGGTGGTAAAGG